AACGGCGTTTTGCGCCCTTCTGTATATATCCGAAGTTAAACCAAATTGACCGCTTTTTGATATTTCATGATATTTTTTAAGAGCATTATCGTAAGCCCCACTTTCTTTAGGCAACTCTGCACCATATCCACTGGGCGATACTTCGTTAAGACCTGTAATTGTGCCATCAATAGACACATTCACAAATGCTGTATCAATACCCTTACTAACAGACATGCTGTAGTCTTCGTAAGAATCTCCACTGGCTAGTAAGAATGTTTCACTTACGTTGAACGTACCACCCGCAACATCAATGTCTTCAGTTCGTGTGTGGTTGAATCCTCTATAAGCACTTACTAAATTTATAGTTCCACTGCCTAACTGATTATTTACACTAGGATATGCAATTGGAGAAGTGTTAGGATAATCAAGAACGCCACTCTTAGCTAAAAGATTATTAACAACATAGTTCTTTGCATTTTGCCAAGCAGGTATTTTGTGCACCTGACCACCCGATGGGAAGTGATGCGTCTTGCCTTGAGCAGAAATATTGTGCGTTATGCGGTACGACCTTGGTATAGAAAGATTCTCGGCTCTTTCGTCATCCACTTCGATATTCCAGCTTTCAGAAAAGCTTTCAATAAACGCTCCGCTTAACGCTATGACTTGTTGAGTTGTATGTCCGTCATTTGCTCCAGATATAGCAAGCTTCGAGTCGGCAGGAAGTGGGTTGCCATCGTCATCTATTGTAAGATTTTTATTAAGTAGCGTATCGGCTTCTAGGGTAATCGTATAGTCACATCTGTTTACATACAAGCCATCCTGAAAATCTATGGAGACAACTCTTGGATAGCATATAACTGCTGGCTCATCACCATGAACAGGCATAATTTCCAAGCGCTGCCCGTCTATGGCAAACAAAGCCTTTATTGCTCTTTGTTTAGAGAATATAGCGTCTAGCTTGGAGTTTTCTGGAACCGGCTGAACTTTTGGTCTGTTGTTTTCCGAGTGTCCGCCTGTGTTGTCAAACTGCCCATACGGGCCAGTTCCAGCTGGCGTTGTTCCATCAAAATAAGGAAACGGAGAATTATCCTGCATCTTAACTGCATATGGACTTCCCCTGTCCTCTAATATTGTACCAGTCAGTGTAATAGAATAAGTTATACCAACATTTTCACCACCAACTTTATTTAGATTGGAAGCTATTGATACGAGAGGCGAAGGTCTTAAAGTACAAACCTGCGCATCATCATTTTTGTAATATACTGATATTGGCATTATTTACCTCTAATTCTGATGTTCATCCTAGCTGTATTTGATACTGTTCCGCTTACGTGTAGGTTCATTGACCCCGAAATAGCTACTCCACTTGGATTCCAGAGCGCCATATTCATGGTTCCAGACGATAAATTGCGGGAAGCAGTATGTAGTCCTACAGTATTATACACACTGGCGGATTCTGGCCCTTGCATATAAAGATTTATATTACCGCTAGTATCAAACGGTTTTCCACTGATATATATGTTAAGTGGGGCAAATACTGTTGTACCTTCAGGCACAAATCCCTGAACAGAAACAATGTATGGACGATGTTTTACAAAGGCTTTATCTCCTGACATGTCTCTACCAGAGGCTTCTAGGAATATTTCACCCTGACTATTAGAATATACTAATCCGCTAGCAGTATAGTTAACTGGTATTCCACTAACTGGCTGATTTATTACCAATCCTACATTTGATGTACCGCTATTTGAGCCATATACCTTAGCCTCAATAAACGAACCAGCTTGAGGGGTAATCTTTGGTTGCTCTCTTAACATTGCGTCATACGTGTAAGTAGCACCGGCTTCTAACACTGGCTCATCAGAAGCAACATTACCACTTGCAAACATGTGATGAGGAGCACCAACTGCTAGCGTATAGTCACTGTCAGTTCTTTTCGCCCTGTGGATTGCGACGCTCTTTCCGAAGTGGTCGGACTCTGAACCTGATATAGCTACAGGCGTTGGCGCTGAAGTGTATGATTTCTGCTTTCTAGCATTATTGCCTTGAGCAATGATCTTCTCTGCATACTTCCACTCTTTCTCGCCAGTCTTCCAGCTCTTAAGTTTATTTTCAAATGTAAACACAGCACCGTTATTAAGTATCGTTGTACCGCTGTTTGTTAAATCATCTACCCTTACACCAGAGGTTCCTAAGTCATATACATTATGAGTTGGAATGTCAAACGCAGCGCCAAAAGCTTTTCTAATAAACATTCCACTATCATATATGTGCTCGTGATAGTTTTCGTAATTGTGATTAGGAGCTCCAACTACTAAGAAGTCTGCATCCATGCTTACTGAATAACCAAACTCGTCTGGAGAAATCATCATGTTTGAAAGGTCTGCTGCGGTATAGTTATTTGTTCCCAGCAACACTGCTGCATCAACAAGACTTGTAAAGTTGACAATACCAACGTTTATGCTACTAGGCTTAATCTTGTTCTTGTATTCCCAAGGTTCATATCCACCGTTAGAGCTAACGCCCGAGCCAGTTCTCTCAAAGTGGAACACTGCTCCAGCACCACCCTTGCCACACAAGTCGATACCACTAACAACTCCGTTTTCATTCTGACCAAAGAATGTTAATGAAGACCATTCTTCTACAGTTTCTCCTTCGTAGCCATTGTAAGGAGTTCCAACTACCAAGTCGTTGTTGCTTAAGTCTATTGAGAAACCGAATAGGTCTCCGGGATATCCAGACTGGAACACTTCAGAATTCAAGTAATCATAACCAGAAGCAAGCATTACAGTTGGTAATCCACCTGCTATTTTAGCATCAATGTCTAACGTGTGTGGAGCGCCGCTAAACAATGGGGAACCACCAGTTAAATCAGACACTCTGCTGTAGAATTTGTTTATTTCTTTCTTTCTGTCGCCCTCTTTTTCTGGAGGTGTAGGACGAACTATTGAAGCAACAGAAGGATTGATCGGCTCATCAAACGTCTGACTGCTAGGTCTGACGCTAACGCCGTCAAACAGTATTCCCAAGCCCTGCAATCCACTAGCGGCGTAGAACCTGTATGGAGATCCTAACTCAGGAGCTTTAATCTTTTGAGTATGCTCAAAATTTCTACCGTCTAAGTTCTGATAATTATCAGTAGCAAAGTTGTTGTTATCAAGATCTTCTGGGTATAAGCTTCTTATAAATTCGTCTTGTTCTTCTGTTCTTCCTAAACAATCATTCTGAATTAATGTTGCGTCACTTACCAGAACAATTCTAGACCTGCTAGAACCAGCTGGGAACGTAGAGAACTTCTCTACTTCTTCTGCTATGATTACTGGGCCGTCTGCTATTGTAGACTCGCCGCATGAGCTGATCTCTACATCGCTATCGCAATACTTTGAAGCGTCAGTTTTAATCGCTTGGAACTTTTCTGGTATAGTAACCACTCTTTCTGGTACTACCTCTATAACCTTTTTCCAGCCCACTAATACATTCTTAGTTTCCGTTGTGGTCTTAGTCTCAGTCTTAGATGTTATTGGTAGCAAACATCCAGACACAGAAACCAATCTTACGGTGCTTGGAGTGTAGTTGAAGTCGTCTTTGTCACCAGCGTCCAAATCATTAGAATCAAAGTAAACACTTAAGCTGTTGGATATAGCAGGCATCCTGAAGTCAATAAACCCACTCTTGACTCTGCCAACTGGGGTTTTTGACATCGTGCCTGAAGACGTAACATTTTCAGATACTGTGAATGGCTTGTCATTTTCATCAAAGTCGTCTAGGCTAACACCAGTCGTGTCTTCCTCGTTAGGATCTGGACTAACATTTACACTGTCAGCAAATAACCTGATTGGGAAGGCTTCTGTGTCATCTTCAGATACCCAGTTGTAATACAACCTATAACCAGAACCCGCAAGAACTGGAGCTGTTAACGTAGCTACTCCACCCTTCACTTGCCAGATACTTTCAGTCCTTGTCTCTATGTCTCTAATTGCAAGTGTTGACCTTACAACGTAAGAAGCTGAACCCTCAACCTTTATTGGTATAAAGTCTCCAGTAGTTTGTGATGAGTCAATGTAGAACCTTCTAACTTTATGGTCTGATTTGCAACCTTTAATTATTTCGCTAGCGGTATTAACAACTTGGCCGGTTTTACCACGCATTGAATCCTGAGCAATTGTGGCATATTTTTTCAGACTGTTAAGGTATAAAGGTTTCATATCTAAGCCAAGATCTGAACATAATACATCTACATATCTAGCGATTGACTGATCTACATCATAAGTAATTACTAATGTTTTATCACCCTGATTTAGGAAGTCTTTGATATTCTTTACATCTTCTTCGCTAGCAAATCCATTTGGGTTGGCAATCCAGCCTACATCGTAGAAATTGTTTATCACCCCTTCTACATTCTCAGATATACCGTGACCTTTAGACTGAAGCATAACTTTAATAACTGAGTCGTCTTTGGCTGCTTTGAATGATGTTCTGCCAGTCCAGCCACCAAGCTGCGCGATACGACTCTTCTTGTCTGGGCAAGCCTTTCTTACTAAGTTAGTGTAGAACAGAATACTTTCATCGTTTCCAGCATACAGGTTTTCCCTTTCCTCTGATGTCACAGATGCAATAAGAACAACCTTAGATAGTTTATCAAGATATGCCCAGTCTTGTTCCGCCGCTACTGGAGATTGATTTATAACCTCTTTGTTTTCTTTGATTGTATCAGACTTAGTTGAACCAATCGCCTGTATAACAGCATCCCTTCCTAGATAAGCATCGGGATCAATATAGTTAACCTGATTGAATGTAGTTATGCCACTATCTTCTGGCTCAATTAATTCAAACGCTTTTCCAATGGGGTTGTCGCTAAAGCTGTAAGTGGTTACTGTGGTGTTCTTTTCTGTGGTTCTCTTTTCATAGATTGGAACCATAGTAACTTTTTCGTAAGAAGGATATACAATACTAGAGGCTGGTATGCGTTCTGCAGCAGCAACCAATGGTTTAGGCTCTTGGTTTGGCCTAGCTATGATACCTTGCATATCCGACTTTGGATCACAACCAGCTGAGCCATTACCAAACATCCAAGGCCAGTTTATATACTCTTTAATTGTTCGTCCTTTTTCGTCTGCACACTCTATTACTTTTTGTGCTCTTAAGTCTCCATTGCTTAGCATTGGAATAGGACAGGCTTTATTTAAAGAATCACATTCACCCGTGTAGGCATCTCCAAATCTAGCAACTATGTTATCCCACTCTGGAATATTCATTCTAATGTCTGCGACACCCTTAGCGTAAACACCTCCTCTAGATATTCTGCTATCTCTTGAATACTGTGGGTCTTTCGTAATAATAGTATTTGGCTTGCCAGACTCTGGGCAATTATACAGAGACTCGTGTTGGTTTCTGGCCGGGTGTAGTCTCATCTCTGATCCTAGTTTTTCTAAGATCTCATTAAGGATGTCATTTGATTTAGAGTATACTCCGCCGTTTTCCCAAACTGGGTCGTTACCTACAAGTACCAGAGTTCTATCACCAAGAGACATCCAATTCTTAATCTGACCAATTATTTCATCACTGGCAGCATCAACCTCTGGAGTAATAATAAATGCTAATCCAGCATCTGTTGGTATAGATATGTCAGTAAATGCTGTTCTAGTGAATGACCTATTTACGCCATTAAATATGCCCGAAAGATCAAACGTTCCTGAAGTTTCGAGGTGCGGATTGAGCGATCTATGTAAGTTGCCAAACTTGTAATATTCTACAACACCACTGTGTGGATGATATTTTCTAGACTCAAATAACCTTACGGCTCCAGTATTTGTGGTAGATGCCCAACCGTCAAGACCTGTATAGGTGGTACTATCAGGTGGCGAGCCATATCCAAGATAGCCGCTAGGTCTGAAGTAAACATTCGTATCATCGTTTACATTGAAACTATCTGTTGGCGCACCAGCCGCAACCATTGTGCCGTCTTCATTGACTGCAACGCTGTAGCCAAGCCTTGAAGAGCCAGTTAACTCTTCTGCAACAAATCCCCAAGTGCCTGTGTAATTAATATCATTATAGCCATAATTGTAGATGTTACGATATTCTTCTATCGCCATGTCACCACTCGCTGGAGTGACTACATTTACGGATTCAAAGAAGTCTCTATCTGTTCTGTACTCAAATCTGTCACTATCAGACAGTTCTGCAAACACTTTTCTAACTGCTGCATCAGCACCACTGACTGCGGCGTATGTATTGTAATTGCTTAACTCGCTAGTATATGTACCCTTATGCGTTAACCAAGATACCAAGTGTTCATATATCTTAGCGGCATTTTCTGGCTTGTACTCAAATACCATACAGTTCTTTTCAGTCAAATATGGAGAGCCAATGGTTATTACTTCACAGTTTTCACTTATTGCCACTGAGTGGCCGAACCTATCTACTGGGATACCAAGCGCTTCAGCGGGAGATTTTATCTCTTGTACTAAGTCCCAAGTTCCCGACGCAATTCTCTCATAGACGTATACTCTACCGCCACTTTCAGCAGGGGTGTTAAATTCTGAGAGTTCGGAGTTGACAAATTCAGGCCCGATTCCAGAGGCAAGCAGTCCAGATCCACCAGTCACATCTAGAATACCACTGTCCAGTATATCGTTAATAACAGTAGTAGCGTAATGAGTCCAATCGTCTGGTATATTGCCTGCCGGATCTCTTTCGTCATCTGTTAAGAAATGTTCATGCACTACACCGGAGCTTTGCTCACCGTACCAGTTTACAATACCACTAGCAAAAGTATAATCTTTGTAGTAGTCTTTAAATTGGTCAATTGCTGGCTCAACGCTGTCGCGACCAAATGAAGGTGTTGGGTCTACATAAATACCTAGAATTGGTGGTAAACCACTGTATGCCAAGTTGCCATTATATGGGAACGCTTTGTTGAAGCCTTCTTTAATACCACTGAGTATAGAAGATGTAGTAGCGCCATCAACTCCATTTCTGTCTATCTTCTGGTGTACAACCCAAGACGGAAGCGCAGAAAGGTCAGTTGAGAACGGTTTAGTTTCACAAACTATTAGTTTGATATCTATCTCTACAGCAGGATCTGCATAGTATCTAAGAACTTGATTCTTTGCCGCTATTTTGTCCGTAATTTGCTTAATGTTCAGCGGCTTTGGATTGAACTCGTCTGTTATAACAATAGCGCCTAATGTTACGCCGGATACTTCTATTTCATCGAATACTCCACTCCAAATTGCACCCGGAGCTCCAATGACTGCAACCTCTCTGTCACCGCTGCTTGCAATAGCAACAGAATGTCCAAACTCTCTACCTTTCTGGCCAACCTGCCAAGCTCTTGTTTCTACATAGTTCCCTGCTACAAATGCACCAGATGGGTCTGCTTTATAGTAAGCGTCTCGATAGCCAGAAGGAAGAACAAGTTTCTTTTCAAATTTCCAGTCGTGTTTAATACCACCGCTAGGAGTGGTCTCTCTAACATAAGCAAATACTGCGCCTGCGTCTTCCAGTGCGCCGCTAGCGTTGGCATCTAATTGATGGCTAGGAGAACCAACCAGCATGATATTGTTGCTTACAGATACCGCTTTACCATAGCTATCTCCTTGGTTTCTTCCAGAAGCAGCAAGTGGGTGTGGATAATCTCCGACAAGTTTGATACCAGAGAAGTTAAGATCTTCGTTGGTTCCATATTCCCATTCTTCCCATTCTCTAGGTGGAGTAATGGCTTCAGTCGATCCAGTTTCGCCTTTAAGGGTTACTTGGTATGCAGTGTCTGGCGAAAGGCCGTCATACTTTCTAATGCCATAGTAATCACCACTATAAGAGTAAGCTAAATTAGTATAAGTTCTTTCAGCTCTAAATATTCCGCCTTCAACACACTCTTCGTCTAGCCATTGCGTTTCGTGTGATACAACTTTAGATTCATTGCACTTATCAGTGCTTGAACTACCGCAAGAACCATGGCATATGATATCAACTCCTCTGATTTCGTCATCGGCTGGCTTGGAAGCAAACGTGTTGTCATCTACAGTAATTTCTTTCCCAAAGTTAGTACCATCCCACCTAAAGTGATTCACGCCAGAATCCAAGGCGTAGCTGGTAGTGTGTAATATAGAATTACCAGATGCTGACTGAGACAGTGCTATGTTATTTAAGAATAGATTTAAGTTTGAACTAGGCGTCCGGGCTCCAAATAAGGTCACACCCATTGTGCCTGATGAAACCCTATTTTCTAGCGCTTCCGAACCGTCAGCGTGTAAGACCATGTTTCCAGAGTCGTTAAACGATGGATTAGACACGCTAAACACAGAGAGGGGCATCCTACTTTGGAAGCCAGAAAGTGCAGGCGTGAACACCGTCAAAGGCAAGCTGCCACTAGACATTTCAAACGTATTGTGGAGATAGGTATTAATCTGAGTAAATGCCCTTGCCTCACCAGAAACAAACATATTCAGGTTGCCAGAGAGACCTGATATTGAAGCAAGGTGTAAATTCATAAGCCCATCAGCAGATGCGTTTCTTCCGCTGATAGCAATATTCATTGTTCCACTCACACCAGTTGGAGAGTACATAGTGTGCAAGAACATTCCTGATGTTCCGACTGTTCCCCAAAGATTATCAATCCCGCTACTTCCTAAGAAGTGTAGGTTCATAGTTTCTCTAGGTCTTAGTTCACCACTGGTATGCATTATAATGCCGCTCATACCTGCCGCATATATACCAGAAGATTTAAGATACCCATGCTCAAGTCGGATGTGAGCTGAGTGGATGTCTAGCCTTGACTCAAACGCTCCACCAGATGGATACACTAGGTCGTACTGTAAGAACATCTTGTCTATATCATTCGCATCATACTTGTGACCCATCTCTGTAAGATGTCTACCAGTTGGATATACCGCCCAGCTTTCAGAGGTGTCAGTCAGGCTGTCGTAGTCGAATGTGCTGTCTATCCTGTGGATAAACCCAGAAGGCTCAAGATAGTGTATCGCCCTATTGATGAGGCCAAAGTTTTCTGTTGCATAGTGACTTGGTTCTTGATTCTTTGTATAAAGACTGACGATGAGTTTAGGGCCGACTTTGCCGTCACTCCATACGATCTCGTTATTGGTCACATGCTCTATAACGCTTTCTACAACAAGCGCTCTCTCAGAGAAGCTGTAGCCTCTAGGAAGTTCCTTTGATATTCTAGGGCCAATAGAGTGGAATCTATCATGTGAATCAGTTAGATTAAATCTTAAGAAGTCATTTTCTATCTGTGTATGGTATGCAACGCCACTACTGACATTGACTGGCATTGCGTTGTCTGATTTATCTATATAACTAACGCCGTCGTGCTTAATATTAAAGCGAACAAAGTCTCTACCCTGCCTCTTCGTGAATGAGTCAAACGCAGGAGAGAAGTTGCCGTATTTGAATGCACCAAGAGTCCAGTTTCTTGTGTCTTCATTAAGCCTGTCCCACAGTTTGTAATCATCTGCGGTGTATGCTTCACCAGAGTGCCAGAATTTTAATCTATGATTTTCTAAGAAGGATGCTGCGTTTACTTCGTATTTATCTAGCTGAGGAGTAACGGCAGGCTCTTTGATATTTTCTTCGTCAGACAGGCCAAAGTCTGTAACAAACATATTCATACCCACACCAGAACCCGGAGAATTACCTAGCTTAAGTGTGCTAGTTCCCAGATTAAGTTCTAAACCTGCACCGCCACTAGCTCGTAATGTATTCCAGCTAGGGGTAGATTCATTATCAGTATACAGCTTTAATGGATATGGATCTCCACTTTGATATGTAGCAATAACAGAAAGAGGGAAATAGTAACCGCTATATTGTACAGTATCAGTTACTTTATATGTAGTACCGTTAGTTCCCTTTGCTATGAAAGTTAATAAATCATTTTCATATGCAAGCATGAACTCTAGGTCTTTTCCGTTGTCCCACTTAGAGACAAGAACACCAGACTGGAATAGGTCATAAGAAGAACCGCTGACACTTACGTCGGGGCTAAAACGAACAAACATACTAAATGCTTGATCTATATCAACGTCGCCAAAATCAATATATGAATTGACGCCTGACAGTCTTACTGCGTTGTTAAAACCGTCAGAAATTCTTCCGTACAGCTCATGGCTTTGGAAGTTATCTCCACCATTTGCTAGAGCCGTCCAGTCTATGGTCTCGTAGGAATGAGTATGGGATGGCAACTGTGCAGAGAATAGACTTGAGTTTTGGAATCGCAAGCCTACATTTTCTATATGATGAGTGCCATAAGTAGAAGTCAGAGTACCATTAAGTGTTCCTGCTCTTGGTAAAATACTTGTGCCGTTGTCATAATTAAAGTCAAAGTAGCCAGATACAAATGGACTGTCTAAATAATTCTTTTCATATCCAAGGCCAAATGCTGGGGCAAACGGCGTCGTTGCC